TATATACATACATCATACTCACCTTTACAGTGCGACTCCAAATCGTTTACAACAGGCGTACACGGAAACTGTCAAAAAGTGTGACTTAATGTAGATTGTAAGTATCAAAAAGTGACCCTAGTGAACTACATCGTTCTCATAAAAGCTACGAACGTTCTTGATTTAGAAACAGTTTTCCTGTAAAAACGCTTAATTCCGTAAATACGGGGAAACATTATGGCTTCCAGTTGGTATCATCGAAACAAACAATGGCAGCATCAGAGTACTGCGCAGAACCGTAAAAACACTCGTGCGTGGTTTCGTGAGTATAAAAAGTCGCTTTCTTGTGTTCAATGTGGGCAAAACCATCCTGCTACACTGGACTTTCATCACGTATTTAGACTTCCAACCAATCGAAAAGTACAACAGCTACTGAACAATAACTGCTCCAAACAGACTATTTTAGATGAACTCAGGAAGTGTGTGGTCTTATGTTCTAACTGCCATAGAATCCACCACTACAACGAAAGGGTTGACAAACATCCAGATACGCATAAACTACACATACCTACAACATACACAGGAAATCTAACCATGTTTGACAAGATCAAAGCAATGTTCAAGGGCAAAGAAACGAAAGCCGAAGAACGCAAAGAAAAAGCTAACACTTCTGCTCCGCAGTATGCAGCCATGGAAAAGCGCGAAGCCGCTAAGAAACCGGCAGCAAAGCCTGTTCAGAAGCAAGTCAAACCCGCACCGCGTAAGCCTGTAGCACCGGCAAAGAAACCGGCAGCAAAGCCACAAGCCAAGCCAGCCCAAAAACGAGGCAAGTAATGACACAAACATCGGCCATGAAGCGCAGGAACTTTTTCCTGCCAGAGAAGCTCTGGAGTCAGTTGTCGGAACAGGCCAAGGCCAAACAGGTCTCGGTGAGTGAGATTATCCGTCGTTTACTCGAAGAGGGTTTGAATGGACGACAAGCTTGACGACTTGTTTCCGTTAGAAGTATCTGTGCCTGCCCCGGTGGATATTCCACCGGAGTTGGTGCTTGGTATTGCGACGGGGCTTGAAGAACCCAAAGATATTGCGTATCGGCATGGTATTGTCGGTGCACAGTGGGAAGCGCTGCAGAGATGGAAACCGTTCCTAGATGCAGTAGCCAAACAGCGAGCTGAGCTGGAAGCCAACGGGTTTACGTTCCGGCTAAAGGCCAAACTGTTGACGGAAGACGTGTTTGACGAGGCGTACAAAATTGCCAAGAATAACGAGTCCACACTGATGCAGAAGCTTGAGTTTGTTAAGCTCGGAGCCAAACTAGCAGATATGGAGCCTAAGCAGAGCGCGCAAGTTGCCTCAGGTCCGGGATTCTCTATCAGTATCAATTTCAGCGGTCAGCCGCCTGAGAAAAAGGTTATTGATGTCACGCCAGAAAAAATCGAAGACGCCGAAGCAGATTGACCCGATTTGGTTAGATCGGGCTCTGTTTGTAAATTCGCAGTATTACACCCTCTGTACAACAGAGGGGCAGTTCCATAAAATTCTAAAGTACCTCAAGGTGCCTAAGAAGCAGTGGCCTCCGTTTGTTAGCGATATGGCGAACGCGACTACGCACTACTTTATCAACGGTAAAGCGCGAAGTACGGTAGTATGTATGCCGCCTAACCCAGAGATGAGTAATGCGCAGATCGTAGCGTTGCTGTGTCATGAGGCAGTGCACATCTGGCAGGCCACCCGTAAAGATTACGGGGAACGTAAGCCGAGCTCAGAGCTTGAAGCGTATGCCATCCAGTCCTTAACCCAGAGGCTCGTAGAAGAGTACGAGCGTCAGACAAAGAAGAAAAAATGAGTGGATTAGCCTATACCCCGCCGCCTAGCGTAGAACCATTCCTAAAGAGTGAGTCATTCGTTAGCCTGATCGTTGGACCTGTGGGTTCGACAAAGACTACGGCTGGGATTATGAAGATTGCGTACCATGCGGCTCAGATGGCCCCATGTCGTGATGGTATTCGGCGTAGCCGGGCAATCTGGGTTCGTAACACTCGTGAACAGTTGCGAGATACGTCGATTCCTGACGTATTGCGTTGGTACCCCGACGGAGTTGCGGGGAATTTTGAGAAAACAAACTACCGCTTTGTGCTGAGGTTCGACGATGTTGAGTGTGAAATTCTATTTCGTGGTCTGGACGATTCTAATGACGTTCGGCGCTTGCTCTCTCTACAAGCTTCTTTCGGAATACTCGACGAGTTCAGAGAAATCAATCCAGACGTGTTCAATGCTCTGCAGGGCCGTTTGGGTCGTTACCCTTCTAAACTTGATAATGGTGTGGGGTGTGTTACTTCTGATGGCAGGCCTAATGCCCACGTCTGGGGGATGACAAACCCGCCCGATATGGACACATTCTGGGAGCAGTATCTAAGTGATCCTCCTAAGAACGCTGAATGCTTTTTCCAGCCAAGTGGCCTATCTAAGGAAGCAGACTGGGTTGATTTCCTACCGCAGGACTACTACGCCAACCTTGCAGAAGGTAAGTCTGAAGACTGGATTGACGTGTATATCAACGCCAAGTTCGGTAAGAGCCTGTCTGGTAAAGCCGTGTTCCGGGCGTTTGACAGCGACATCCATGTTGCCGAAGACGAGCTGAATTACATCAAACTATCGACACACCCATTAATCATAGGGATGGACTTTGGCTTGACGCCAGCTTGTACCATATCGCAGGTCGACCCCCAAGGACGATTCCTCACATATGACTGCCTAACGTCTGATGGCATGGGTACGCTCCGGTTCTGCCGGGAAAAGCTCAAGCCATTGCTGACTAACAAGTATCCGGGTATGAACATGCTGATTATCGGTGACCCGGCGGGGCAGCAGCGAGCTCAGACAGATGAGCGCTCAGTATTCGATATTCTGCGACAAGAAGGTTTCCGGGTGATCCCAGCCAAAACAAATAGCATTGTTGCACGTATCAATGCAGTGGATAAGCTGCTAACACGTATGGTGGATGGTAAACCGGGGATGTTGATTGATCCGGGATGCCGGGAATTGATTAATGCTCTGCGCGGTGGATACCGGTATAAAATCAAAACAAACGGGGAAACTGATGACAAACCCGAAAAAAACTCGTATTCTCACATCGCTGACGCTTTTCAGTACGCCTGTCTGCATGCAGACGGGAACGTAACAGGGGATGTTTTGACCTCAAAAGCCAGAGAAATCAAAAAAGTTGAGTATGTCTGGTCTTGACGTTATAATAACTCCATGATATTTATCTAAAAAATTAACCTCCCAGAGGTCCGTCTATGCAGCAAGCCCTTAACATCACAAGCGCAAACGCTCCCGGAGTAACATCCATTGGGGGTATTGTCCCTATTAAGACTGTTAAGCAGCTGCAAGCAGAAGAACGTGCTGCCGCCGTTGCAGCGAACGCAGAACCGGTTGTACAGAACCTAGTCGCGTATATCAAGAAGTGCTGGTACTACGCCCGTACTGCTAAAGAGTACACCATTGAAATCAAGATGCTGAAGAATGTTCGTGCTCGCCGTGGCGAGTATGACCCTGAGAAGATTGCACAGCTGCGTGAGCAGGGCTCAAGCCTGATCTACATGATGCTTACGAGTAACAAGTGCCGCGCCGCTTCTAGCTGGCTGCGAGATGTTTTGATGACCTCGGCTGAAGATAAGCCGTGGACTATTCGTCCAGGCCCAATGCCTGATATGCCGCCGAATGTGATGCAGGAAGTAATGATCCGTGCAGAGCAGGAGATTCAGCAGATGATGCTGAACGGCGTTAACCCTGATGATGCTGCAGTGCGCGAGATGCTATTGGAGATGCGTGAACAGGCCATGGCACAGGTAGAAAAGCTGGCTGATATGCAGGCTGACCTGATGGAAAAGAAGATGTATGACCAGTTGCTCGAAGGCCATTGGACAGAGGCGTTTGCTGCGTTCCTCGATGACATTGTTACGTTCCCGTCAGCCATTATGAAGGGCCCCGTTGTCCGTAAGCGGCCTAAGATGCACTGGGTTCAGAACCCGCAGACCGGTGACTATGATCTGGATGTCCAAGAAACATACTGCCTTGAGTGGGAGCGTGTTGATCCATTCATGTTTTATCCCGCTCCGGATGCATCGAATATCGACGACGGCTATATGCTCCAGCGCCATAAGCTGCAGCGTGCTGATCTGGTAGCCCTGCTTGACGTTGAAGGTTATAGCAACGCGGCTATCCGAGCTGTTCTTGAGGATTACGGCAAGGGCGGTCTGCGCGAGTGGATTTATGTTGACCTGACCAAGGCTACGGCTGAAGGTAAGTCAACTGTTGCTGCAGGACAAAACCCATCTGAGCTCATTGATGCGCTTCAGTTCTGGGGTAATGTCCAAGGTAGGACGCTGCTCGACTGGGGTATGACTGAGGATGAAGTTCCTGATCCTATGGCTGAATATCCGATTGAAGCATGGCTGATTGGTCGCTGGATCATCAAAGCGGTCATCAACCCTGATCCGATGGGCCGCAAACCGTATTTTAAAGCTTCCTATGAAGAAGTTCCGGGTGCCTTCTGGGGTAACTCTGTAGCTGACCTTTGTCGTGATACACAGGCCGTTTGTAACGCTGCTGCGCGTTCGCTGGTTAACAACATGAGCCTTGCCTCTGGTCCGCAGGTTGTCTACAACGTAGATCGCCTCCCAGCCGGTGAAAACATTACTCAGCTGTTCCCATGGAAGATTTGGCAGGTTACTAGCGATCCGTTATCTAGCGGTGCTAAGCCTGTTGAGTTCTACCAGCCGAGTTCACAAGCTGCCGAGCTGATGGCCGTATACGAGAAGTTTGCTACGCTGGCTGATGAATACACCGGTATCCCGCGTTATATGACTGGCGATAGCCCTGCAGGTGGCGCAGGCCGTACTGCTTCGGGTATGTCGATGCTCATGAGCAACGCTGGTAAGGCGATCAAGCAGGTTATTGCCAACATCGATGACAGCGTTATTCGCCCATGTATTGAGCGGTTGTACTACTACAACATGCGTTATTCGGATGATCCGGATCTCAAGGGTGACGTTAATATCGTTGCTCGCGGTGCCGCATCGCTGATCGAGAAAGAAGCTGCACAGCAGCGTCAGACTGCCTTCCTACAGGTTGCCCTGTCGAACCCGATTGCACAGCAAGTCGTGGGGATGGAAGGTATC